CACGGCAGGCTACTTGTCCGGCTCGCATTACGCACAGGTTGGACGCTCAGCGAAGTGAAGAAACTCACGGGCCGCGAGGTCGTGACAATAATTGAGGAGTTAGAAAGTGGCACAGGTTAAGCAATTCGACGCTTATATCGAAGGCCTCAACCCTCTATTGCGTGACTTGAGGCAACTCGGCAAGGAAGCCGCCAAAGAACTACGGCAGTCCTCCCGAGTTATTGCCGACCGGCACATGGTGCCAGCGTTCCAAAACGCGGCCCGGTCAGTCGGTGGCGATTGGGGCGACCTCCTAGCCGCAGACATTCGCTCAGGTCTGGACAGGCTCCCCAAAGTCTCCATAGGCAAGCAAAAGAAAGTAACGTCCGGTGGTGCGTCCTCAAATATGCTCCGATACCCGACCGACACCGGTAACGCACGAAACTCGTACGCACCGTTCGAGCAAACCAACTGGATAGCGAAAGCCCGCACTTATCAGAAGCCAGCCCTTGAAGAGTGGGGTCAAGCCGTCGACCGTCTCGTGCGGAAATGGCCGGTGATGTAATGGCAGTCGGTAAAACATTAACCGTTTACCTTGCGGCGGATCTGAAAAAGTTCAACACCGGCATGGCACAAGCGCAAGGCGGATTACAAGGGTTTAGCAATTCACTAAAGAACATGCTCGGCCCCGCCTTAATTGGAGCCGGGCTAGCCCTAGGCGCACTCGCAACCAAAATGGCCGTCGACGGTGTTAAAGCCGCTGTGGACGACGAAGCCGCGGTACGCAAACTCGCAACCACAATGGAGAACCTCGGTCTAGCTCACGACACGAAAAAAGTCGAAGCCTACATCTACCAGCTTGAGCGTTCCCTAGGCGTGGCCGATACCGAACTACGCCCCGCTTATGACCGTCTCGTGCGGGCACTGGGAGACACGGAAGAAGCACAAGAGGCCCTTTCATTATCTTTGGACGTTTCGACAGGATCAGGGAAAAGCCTCGAAGCCGTAACCGACGCGCTCGGTAAAGCGTACGAGGGCAACATCGCTGGACTATCGCGACTCGGAGCGGGTATAGACGCGGCCACAATCAAGACCGGGGACATGGACGAAATTACCCGGGTGCTTTCGGACACGTTCGCTGGCCAAGCCGCCGCTAGTGCCGACACTCTCGAAGGCCGTATCAGGGTACTGAAAACGGGCACGGATAACCTCGCCGAAGCATTCGGAAAAGGCCTCCTGACAGGCGTTAAAGAGGCGACCGAGGGTACTGGCGACCTAGTTAAATCCATGGAAAAACTCGAACCGGCACTAGAGGACGCAGGCGAAGCGGTTGCGGATCTCGTAGCACTCGTGGCGAAACTGTACGACGGGTTCATGTTCCTTTCCGATCTTGAGGACACGCTCACAACTCAGACCGGTTTGCTTGGTGACGCGTACGGGTTCCTCAATGACACGCTCAACCCACTAAGCGGAGTGTTCGACGCGCTCGACATGGTCATGGGCAACACGACGGATTCGGCTTACCGGGCGTCACCAGCGATGGAAAGCCTCGGTGACGCGGCAGCCGACGCCGTCGGCCCACTAGCAGACATGGCCGTAGCCACGGACGGCGCAGCAAAATCGTTGCTCGACTACGCGATAGCGACAGGTCAAGTACCCGAAAAAGCAACCTGGGGTCAGCGTTTCGACATCGCGGAAATGCTCGCAAACATTGGACGCGTCACGACTACCACGGCTACGGCTACACGAAGCTACGGCACGGCCGTGACAGAAGTCAGCGCGAAACAACAAAAACTGATCGACCTTAACGCGCAAGTAGCAACCTCGTATTCCAACACGGCCGACAAACTGAACACGCGTATGGAGAAACTAAACGAGAACCTCGGGATCCTGGGATCCATGCAGGACAAACTCACCGCCGGCCTCGATCTCGCCGCCGCGTTCGAGGGCCAATTCGACGAAGCCGGGAAAGCCACGGGCGTCAGCCTGCTCGAAGGATTCAACAAACAAATAGACCAGGCGAACTACTTCGGCGAAGTCCTTAACGCGATTAAGGCGCAAGGCGCAGACCAGTCACTAATTGACCAAATAGCGTCCCTAGGGCCTGTTACGGGCGCGGCACTCGCCAAGCAAATGATCGACGACGGGCTAGTGAAAACGCTTAACGACAAGTGGCTAGGTGTTCAGGAAACCACTAAAGGCCTCGCGATGGGTCTCGTGCCCGAGTTTGTTTCAGCCGGTATAGAGTCCGGTGCGGCCGCGATCGACGGGCTAGCCACACAACTATCCAAAGAGGGTAAGCGGCTCACGAAACTCGGTAAGCGCATGGCTAAGCCAGTCGGTGCAGCGTTCAAGTCTCAACTCGCCAAAGACATAGCCGAAGCGATAGCGAACGTGGAAGCGGCAGGTTCAGCGGCCCGCGCTAGTGCGATAGCGAAAGCCGAAGCACGCGAAGCTGCAGTCACACAACAGCAAGTCGCCCTCGCTATCGGTAATATTATTCGCCAATCTGATGCCCGGTCGGGCACACAAGTTAGTCCGGTGCTCGCATGAGCGAAAACATTACAATAAGCCTCGCCGGGTCACCCGTCGACGTCGATAACTTCGACTTCCAAGTGTCAATAAGTCACGGGCGAGCCGACGTCATGGCCGCACCTGCCGCGTCAACATGCCAAATAGTGTTACGAGGAGCGGCAGGGCCCCAGCTAGAATTGACAGACGAAATCGTTATCACGTCGCATAATCTGCCACGGTTCACGGGCAAGATTAGTGATCTTGACGTGTCTTTCATCGCGACGGAACCACCCCAGGCAATTACTACGATTACGGGCATGGGCTACCTCGCAGACCTGGGTTATGTTGAAGTGGGCGCGTCCGGGTGGTCACAGGAAACCGTGCGGCAACGGGCCGAAGAAATCCTCACGGCTAGCGGCTTGGACTATCTGAACGGCGGCGACCCGGATATTACGTTGCATTCACTGTCTGCGGGTAACGCGGAACCTTCCACGGCCCTCGACGGGCTCGCACAACTCGCACAATGGTCAGGCGCAACATATTACGACGACCCGCAAGGGCGAATCGTGTTCGAGGATTACGGCAACCGTGGCATTACAGCCTTCTCGGGCACATGGTCGAATCAGACCGACACTTGGGCGGCCACCGGGGGCACTTGGGAATCCTTCCCACTGACCATTGCCGGGTTCACCCTCGACGTCGACGGAGTCGTATTCAGCCCGGTATGGTCAAAAAGCCTAGGCTCGGTCATCAATGACGTCACCGTTGTTTATCATTCCGGTGGCGGTGCCGGTCATGGCGCAACGGGTGAAGTGAACCAAACAGACTCAGCCTCGATCACTGCCTACGGTCGACGCGAATACCGGCTCGAAACCGAAATCAAAACCTCGACCGATGCCACAACAAGGGCAGCCAACATCATTACGGCGCAAGCGAATCCATTATGGAACCTCGGGCAGGTCAGCATTCTTCCCCACGAATTGTCCGAAACTGACCTAGATAAAGTGTTGAAGCTCGTGTCAGGTGCGCTCGTGATCGTTACGGGAATGCCCACGACCGGGCCGTACTCGGAGTTCAACGGCATAGTGGAAGGCTGGACGGACTCGTATAACAACGGGCAACACGTCATCACACTGTCATTATCTGATCCGAGATTCAGTTACGAAATGCTAGAGTTTGGTGAAGTGACGGGCACAGTGACTTGGGGCGATGTTGGCGCGGCCGCGCAATGGTTTGAGATTATTACTAACGACGATCTGATAGGAGTATGACATGGCAGTAACACCCGTATACGCGATTCCTTACGTGGAATCGAGCGACCTCGTAGCGAACTACCCAGGAGTTTCGGAGTCACTCGCGGAACAGGTCGAGGATAAACTCCCGACCTACTCGGCCACAGCCCCAGCAAGCCCTTCAGTCGGTCAAGTGTGGATAGATTCAAGCGGGTCACCCATAGGAAAGGTGTGGGACGGCTCCGCGTGGACAATTTTTAGTGGTGCCGGCGCGGCGAACTTTAGCGACACAGCGACCGGCACATACACCGACGGCGGCATAGATTACAAATATATTACTTACACAGGCTCTGGGAATCTGACAGTAACTACGGCAGGCTTCGCGGATGTTCTTTTTATCGGTGGTGGCGGCGGTGGCGGCGGCGCACGCGCCGGCGGTGGCGGCGCTGGAGGCTATTATTACATAGAGAACGGGTATTTATCTGCAGGATCTTTAACCGTTACGGTTGGTGCTGGTGGCGCTGGAAGTGCCGCTTACGGATCGAAGGGATCCGAGTCCAAAATATCTGATTTTATCGCGGTCGGTGGTGGCGCTGGTGGTAGTTATGGTGATCCACGATCTGGAGTTGGTGGTTCTGCTGGTGGCGCTGGCGGAGATAATTCTGTGAATGGTGTCGGTTCCGTAGGTGTAACAGATCAAGGGAACAAAGGCGGTGACACCGTCGCCGCTCATATAGCCGGTGGCGGTGGCGGTGGCGCTAGCGCGGCAGGTTCTAACTCAGCATCTGGCGCTATTGGTGGCGCTGGTGGTGGCGGTATTGCCAATACGATAACGGGATCATCAGTCACACGCGCCGGTGGTGGCGGTGGCGCTGGCGGAACTGCTGGCGCTGGTGGTGCTGGTGGCGGCGGCGCTGGTTCAATTTTTACCGGTAGCCCTCCAGGCACGAATGGAACAGTAAACACCGGCGGCGGCGGCGGCGGTGCAGGCGCTGGAACAGGCGGCAGCGGCGGTTCCGGCGTTGTAATCATTAGGGTGGTGGTGTAAATGGCACACGCAGCAAAAATAGACGGCGGCATAGTCCGTGAAGTAATCGTCGTAGACAACGACAAACTACCCGACGGCGGCGAGTTCACGCCCGAAGTAGAGACGGCACTCAACGTGTACCTACACGGGTGCGGGCTTGACGGCGACTGGAAACTCACCTCATACAACAACAACTTCCGGGGCACTTACGCGGGGCAAGGCTACACTTACGACCCTGATCTTGACGAGTTCATAGCACCAACACAACCCGAGGAGAGCCCCAGTGAGCAAAATTGAGGAAGAACTACACACCGACACGCCACAAGAAACCGAGTCTAAGCCGGTGAAAAAAGCAGCACCAAAACCGGCCAAACCGATTACGCAGACAGACCGAGCCCGGGCAGTAGTCCGAGCCAAACTCAAAGGCTAACGCGTGGACGTCGGCGACACAGTAGGAATCGTGGCAACATGCCTCGGGATCCTCGCAATCATGGGCACCGGGCTAGTGTGGCTCATTCGTAACGTGGTACGGGACGAAATAAAAAAAGCCACAATGCCAATCCAGCCCGGCTACCGCAACGGCGGATCATCACTTGCCGACCTCGCCCAGAAAGTCGACCGGCTCATAGCCCGAATGGAGGACACACAATGATTAAGAAATGGCTTGCCGAAACGTGGGAAGGCTCCCTCGTAAAAATTGCGGGTGGAGCTGCACTCGGCGCGGTACTCTCATGGCTAACGACTGCGGATGTTCACCCGCTTATTGTGGCACTCGGTGCCGCAGTCATCCCGGTGATCATTAACGCGCTTAACGGTGACGACCCTCGATATGGAAGGCACAGTAATGCCGAAACTCTGTAAGGGCGGTGCTCGGCTACGCGACCAGATAGATCACAGGTGGCCGAAGCGCGACAAGCGTAGCGACGGCTGGATAGGCGACAGTGCACACGCGGCCCGAAAATCTGACCATAATCCCAACAAGGCCGGCATCGTTCACGCGATAGACATCGATGAGAACATGGGCAAGGGTAAGAACCGTAACGGCCGGACAGCCCGGATCCTTGCTAACCAGTTGCTGGACTACGGATCCTCAAACCTGCCCGGGGCTAACCGGCTGAAATATGTTGTCTACGAGAACCGGATAGCGTCCGGCACTTACCGGAAAACGTGGTGGACATGGAGACACGGCAATTGGGGCCACACAGCCCACATTCACATATCATTCACAAGTTACGCAGACCGCGACGGGTCAGTATTCCCACTCCCGATCCTGACGCGTTCACCGATCAAAAAAGCACGTTGGACACGCGACCTACGGAAAGCACGAAAAGCACGCAGATAACCGGTACTCTGACCCTCGAAAGGGGAACACATGACCGAATATATTAAACCCGGCGAAGCCGCCGAATTACTCGGTGTAAGCCGGGACTCAATTAGACGGTACGCGGACGCGGGCCAGATAGACGCCATTACCACGCCGGGCGGACAACGCAGAATCGACCGGCACAGCGTAGAAACCTACACGGGGAAACGCACCCGTATAAGTAGCACAGTGACCGTGATTGAACAGCCGTGCTAGGCGAGATCGTGTTGTGCGCGGCACTAATAACGACGCCGGCTTGCGTAGCGAACTCTGAAGAGGCGAAAGACTGGAAAGGCCACGAGCCTAGCCTGTACACAGGGAAGCATTACCACAAGAAATGGGCAGGGGTTCGCAAGTGCATTATGCACAGGGAGTCCCGCTTTAACTATAGGGCTCGGTCGTCGATTAGTACGGCAAGCGGGGCCTACCAATTCCTGGATTCACAGTGGCGAGTGAGCCTGACTCACATGATGATCAAGGAATCAAAGTCCACCAAAGACGGACTCATCCCCGATATTAAAGCTCTAAGGGATAAGCCGATCCAAAAATGGAACCGCTACTACCAAGACCGAGCTTTTTACACGGCGTGGGATAATGGAAGGGGGGCGGATCATTGGAACCTAACGCGACACGGATGCTGACCAGTTACCACGTTTTTGAGATGAGCGACCTAGACGTACACGGGCAAGTCCTCATAGTGCTCAGGGACGGCAAACCAACCCTCAGTTATAGGGAGTTCACGTCGCACAGGTGGAGCCCTGAAATCATGCCTAACACGCCGAATCCGTGAAAGTGCTTGACAGTGCGCCACCGGATCATAAAGATAAGGCCACGGACATACCAGCGGACGGGAAGCCGCAGA